GCTGCGACGCTAACGTCCCAAAACCAATAGCCGTGCTTCCATATCCTTTTAAGTCATTGCTTAGTGAGGAATAACCTAGAGCCGTATTGTAAAATGCGATGGTAAGAGAGTCGCCTGCAAGACCACCAATGAGGGTATTCTGGGCTCCTGAAGAGATGTTTATACCCGCAGCAGACCCCACTACCGTGTTGTAAGTTCCTGTGGTGTTGCTATATAAAGCTGATGGGCCTATACCCACATTGTGTGAGCCAGAAGTCATCAGTCTTTGAGCTTGGTGTCCTACTGCGACATTCTCAAATCCACTAGTAAGTTGGTACTGTGAAATACCCCCAATACTTATATTATTAGCACCAGTATTGTCGGTTGCAGCGGTAGCGCCAAAGCCTGCCGATTCTCCGATATGTATGCTGTAATTACCCGTAGTTTTGTTTCTTCCAGCGCCTTGCCCAATTAAAACAAGACTTCCCGCTGTAGTTGATAATTGCCCAGCAGCCTGACCTACTATGACGCTATAATTGCCCGTGTAGGTTTCTGCGGCTTGCGCCCCTATAACAGTATTTTGAACGCTCGATGTGGCTGCTGAATATGCGGCGTAACCCATTACCGTGTTATTAGAACCCGTATTATTGGCGTCACCTGCTTCGTAACCAAAAAACGAGTTGTTATCACCCGTATTAATCGCAGTACCTGCTTCATCGCCTACGACAGTATTATAATTACCACCGCTTGCAATGCTGTTACCTGCGTTGACACCAAAGCGGACGTTAGAGATTCCTGCGGTTGGGGTGGATAGTGAGCCGTCTGCGGCTATGCTAAAACGTAAAAGATTGTTGGTGTAAAAATCCATGTCGGTGTTTGCAACATTGTAAAATATTACATCGCCTGAAGTATTACCTGCTAATCCTATCTGAAACCCGCTAGTATTGTGGTCATTATAAAATGAGGCTTGTGAACCTGTACCGCTACCACTGCCGTGTAAGTCCAATAAAATACTACCACCAGAAAATGATGTTTGACCTATAGCTATTCTGCTACCAACCGCTAGTGTACTAGCCATATCCACAGCACCATCAATGTCCACGACATCAAGGTTAGTCGTGCCGTCTACGTCTATGTCGCCTGACACATCAAGGTTGCCAGTAAGAGTAGTATTACCAACAAGACCTGTAGTACCGGTAACATGTAAGCCGTTACCTGACCCAGACTGAGTGATCTCAAGCCCGTCAATGCCGCTATTAGCAGCGATATTAAGTGGGCCGTTCATCCAGTTAAGGGCTGTGCCACTAGCATTAAGATTATATACAACCTCGGTAGACGTGCCTCCAGTCGAGCTTCCGTCTGCTCCAGTCTGGCTGTATGTAAATACCGTAGTAGAACTTACTGATGCCGTGAAGTAACCGTTAAAGGAAGTATCGGCAACACCGTTAACATTAACTAGATCTCCGCTAGTAAGCCCGTGTACAGCAGAAGTTGTTACTGTAACGGTGTTAGAAGATCTTGATGTCGTGCTTATCGCTACACCGGCAATAGCATTCTTTGTGAAAGAAACAGACCCGCTGATATTAGTTGTACCGGATACATCAAGGTTACCATTGATGTCTACTAAAGCCGTATCGATCTGTACTTCACCATCAGCTACAATGTCTAACTGGCCGTCTACGCTTGAATTAATGTAGATCGCCGCGTCACGGAACTGAACCTTTTGCGCTGAATCAACATCGATGTCGTTTGCGCCAGTAGTGTTACCGTTAGCAAGAATCTCAGATAGCGTGTCAACAGTCCCAACTTGGGAGTCTACATACGCTTTAATGGATTGTTGGGTAGCAATGGCTGTGGCGCTGTCTGACGCCATGTTGTCTTCGTCAAGAATCTTATCTGCAGTTACCGTGCTAGTCCCTAAGCTCAAACTATTTGCATGAGTTACGCCTTCAACGACGTTAGTGCCATCGCAGTAGACCAACATGGTTTTGCCAACCGGTACGGCAACGCCTGTACCACCAGAAGTCTTAACGGTGACAATTTCAGCCGTGTTGTTGTCTACGATATAAAGTTTTGTATTAGTTGGGCAGACTACCGTACCAGCGCCTGTCAGTGCAGTACCCGAGTCAGTAAGTTCCAAAATAGCGCAACGAGACTCAGAAGTCGTACCATCGGCGGTGGTTAGCGTATGAGAGTTACCTGTCCACGAATTAATCGTGGCTTTACCAGCAATAGCCTGTTCGACCATCTCAGTAATATTGTCGTTTACAACATCGCCCCAAGTACCGCTCAATTCCCCTTGAACAGGAAGAGCTAACTTAAGGATCGTAGTGTATTGAGTTGTCATATTCGTAACCTCATGCGGCTATGTCTTGCCAGTTTGGATTCTGAGTTGTATCTATATTAACCCAATTCGGGTTTTGTGCATCACTAATATCTTGCCAGTTCGGATTTTGGCCGGGGACTATTTGACTCCATATATGAACAGTCCCTATTTCGCCTGTAGCCGCTACACCTGTAACAAATATGTTTACCCCAAGCCCTACGATTACATCGCCAATAGCGCCTGTAGCTTGTACTCCTGTAACCGGCACTCGAATAATCAAGTCTACCGTAACGCTGCCTAGAGCCGTAGTGCCTTGAACTCCAGTAAGGGCTACATTTGCATCACCCCCTACCGTTACAGAACCTGTTTCTACAGTCCCCGATACACCACTTACAGCAACTATCGCGTCGGCATTTATCGCAACATTACCTACGGCACCGGTAGCTTCTAATCCTGCTGGGGTTACATTTGCATCCCCTGATACCGCTACTGCTCCTAGAGCCGTGGTTCCTGCTACGCCTGTTACTGCTACTATTGCGTCTGCGGATACAACTACGGTTCCTGTTACGCCTGTAGCTTGTAGTCCTGATGGGTAGACATTGGCTTCACCACTTACAGCTACCGCACCAACATTGCCTGTACCAACTACCCCTGTAACGGCTACAACTGCATCCGCAGCTATACTTACACTACCTACAGCCCCAGTCGCTTGAAGGCCATCGACGTTGACAATAATGAGGGGGGTTCCCCAAGAACCTTGTCCCCAACTGGCGCGTCCCCAGCCTTCGTATGTCGTCGAAGATGGCATCCCTTAGTACCTAAGCAATCCTGATAATAGCGTTAGTCGCATCAGCAGTCGGGAAAGTAATCTGAAAATCACCTGCCGTAGACGTTTTATCACCACCAAAATCAAGTACCGCAACCGCAGGGGTAGACCCACCAGCCTGATAAATCAAAGCTCCAGCAGCGGTAATTGTCGCCGTAGTCCACGTAGTCGTAGCAAAACTAAGAAACGCCGTAGTACCCCCAGTAGTAGGGTTGGTAGAGATAGACAGCGTGTTACCACCCGCAGAATACCCTGTGCCCGTGACTTCATCAGAACTACCCGTTAAATCGGTATAGCTAGTCGTAGCAGCATTAAAAGTACCCGACGAACCCGATTTAATTAACGCGATCTTATAAGACTGCGCTGTGTTACTACTAAAATCCATTTCTCCGTCAAGTAATGCTTGCTTGAACGAAGTACACATTGCCTGTGTAATTGCCATGTTAAACTCCTTAAGTTACCGCAACTTTATACTGACCTGAACGGAAAGCATCTTCGCGTAATTTACCGTCACCCAAATTCTTGAGTAACCCTATAGCCTGTACATATAACCGTTCGTATAGAGCTACCATATCAGGCTCACCTTTTAAGAATCGGATAGCCTCAATCAACGCACCATTCAGCAAAGCCGAATCAAATTCATCTCCAAGCCACGTCGTACCAGCCGTCACAATGGATTCAGGGTAATACCCGTAATGTAGCTCTACTGCATAGTTACTGTCTGGCGTCGGGCCAATAATAAACGCGTCATCATTAAAGTACGCATAATGTACCGGTAGCCCTGTAGAAGTAGCCTTTGGGTATGCTTCACGGATGAAGTTAACGTCTTTGTTAATCAAGAACGAGTAATTACCGTCTCCGTCAATAACCGCTAAAGAGTACGACCATAAGAAGTCCGAAGGGATATCTAGGTACGTGTTACTAGCTGTTACTGACCCAGTAACGTTTTTACGTAACGCAGGGATCTGAACCGTATTATAGATCTTCTGCTCGGCCTGTTCGGTAAACATAGCAAGCTGGGCATCTGTGAAAGTCGTCTCACAAATATCCTGAATATCTACTTTGAGCTGCGTGTAGTCCATGATTTAGCCCATTGGCCCTCGGCACATACGGCCTTTAGTCGCTGCGCCATACCCGCGCATCATAGTACCGGAAGTCTTAACGCCTTTCATGCTTGGCTTGGCACCATAAGACTGGACGCCTTTATTCTTTTGGACTTTGACTTCTTCCATCCCAAAAACATTTTTAGGGTTATACATCGTACTACTCCTATGTAGTCGTTACTGTAACTGTTCCTACTGACCCAGTAGATATTAAGTTGTTAGGAGTTAGCCCAAACGGATCATTACCACCGCCTACTGGGTTCCAACCCCACTGTATATCTCTACTACTATACTCTCCTGATACGCCAAGACTTCTATCGGGCCTTGGATCTCTAATTGCTTGCGGGTCGTTTACCGGAAACTCCCCTAGTTTAAGTTGCGGCTGGTCTGGATTCCAGCACTCTTGACACGCTTTTATGTTCGTGTTCCTGCCCTTAACTACTAAATCTTTTAACGTCTTCAGTTTAAATTGGAAGCCGCACACATCGCACATGGCGATGGCTCTTTTGTCTGAAGCGAATTGGTTACCCATTTAGAACCTACCTGCACGAGGTACAAACCGCACGGGGGCTTTTTCCCTATCTTCTCCTGCAGCAAGCTCAAACTGTTCTTCGTATGCCGCTTTTAACATCGGTACTCTATCCATGAACTCAGGTACTTTCATGGCAATATGGTATGCCAAACCTGCTACTAAACATGGGAAGAACCGAAAGTTCATGTCGGCTGTCTCAATACCACTACCAGCATCTTGCACACGTCGCATACGCCAGTAAACAATCTGGTAGCTCTCAACATTGTCCGGTACAGGCCATACGGTGACCGCAGGGACTTGTTCCCAGTAAACGGGTATAGCGGTACCACCAACCGTGTGAGTCGCTGCTGTAGTGCCCTGTTGGCCCCTGAAGCAGTTCTGTAACACGTTACCCTCAATATACCCGTAGTTAATAATCTCGTTTTCGATCTTAACGAACCCTGCAGGGGGTAATCCCGCTACACCACTAAGCGTAATTGTCGTAGCAGTGCTGGTTGCAGTAGCCCCTAACGTTATACCGGTTGGGTAAGTCTGCCCACTATCTCTATGGATAACGACCTGTATGGGCCGTGATTGTGTAATTTTGTTAGGGATAGACGCGTAAGTACTGATGCTAATCCGGTTAAGGTTTAGATCCGACTGCGTGACCGAGTTGTGTGCACCCGTACGAACGCTCTGCTCTAGAAGGTCAATGGTGTCATCAGGGAGCGCGTAGGTTGCTTGGCCTTGCACTAAATCAAGAACACCCTGCTCAATCGTCCACATGTTAATGCCGCGATTCTGCCACTCAATCGTCATCAGATTCATAGAACGACGGGCAGTCTGGAGATCATACCCTGACCGTAACTCACGCCCTGCGCGTTCCCACGCCTCTTCAGCGATGTCTGTGAAGGGCATATTGAATGCTGTACTTCCTGATGTAGCCATTATCTCCACCCGCTCTTAGCTTTTTGTTTGGCTTTTGCGGAAAGCTGACCGTAGTGATACAACTTTTTAGAGGTGCTAGACATCGTTTTACCGGTCATAAGTTTGCCATCAGGGTGCTTGTGCATGCCCCCTTTGTGCTCACGACCGTCTTGGTAATAATGTTTTACGCCTTTAGCCACTTTGTTTCTTCCTACGTAACGGTGCTACACGTTTCGGTTTACCTGCTGGTTGCCCCAGTTTCTTTTTCTGAGCAACCCTACTCGTCTTCTCTGCTTTAGTCATCTCTGAAGACGTTTTAGGTGTCTTACTGGATACCCGCTTTGTAGGTCTACAATACGGCGTATCGCGCTTTTCACCCTTCTTCCTACCACAGGCTTTACCGGTACGTACATCTTTCCAGTCTTCTTTAAACCAACGCTTTAACGATGCGCCTTTTTCGGTCTTTCTAACTGCCACTCTTGTTACCCCAGTTCTTAGCGCCTTTCTTGCGACACTTCGCAATAGCACCTGAAGCATAGGCGGAAGGGAAGACCTTATAGCGAGACTTAACCTTGCTATAGCACGCGTCTTTAACCGAACCGCCTTTTTTGTAGTAACAGCGCATTAGCTACCTTTCATCGTTACCATTTTAGCAGCACGAACACCCTTGGTAGCGCAACCTGCTCCACGGACTTTCCCGCCCGGAGCATACTTAGCCACATCGCCGCCTTTCTTCATACGAGGCATAGCTTTATCACCAGCAAACTTACGTTTGCCCATAGCTTTTTCCATACCTTCGCTCTCGTCACGACGGGCTTTCATGCCTTGCATTGCAGGGCCATTACGCTCGCCCATAGACTCGTCTAAACGGTCATTGTAGCCTTGCTTGCCCATCTTGCTCATGGCTACATCTTTCATAGACATGCCACCTTGCTGGTATTTTTTCATTCCTTTCATCTTATCAGCCTTTTCATAGTCTTTGCCTACTGACTGGGGTACCCCAGCTTTCTTGGCAAATTTAGGGTTATTGGCTACTGCAGCCATAAAGTTTTGTTGTTTCTTGCTTTTGCTAGGCATCAGCAGTTCCACTTCCGCAGACTCTTGTTAATCCTGCTATTAGGATCATTCGCTGTTTTAGCACTAGTATTACGTTTTTTCATACCTTCCATACGAGCGC